AAGAAATTACTGAAGAAGAAATTACTGAAACAATTACTGAACCAGAAATTACCGAAGAAATTACTGAAGAAGAAATTACTGAAACAATTACTGAACCAGAAATTACCGAAGAAGAAGAAGAAATTCCTGAAGAAATTCCTGAAGAAGAAACTGCAGGTCCTGAAGAAATTACCGAAGAAGAAATTACTGAAACAATTCCTGAAGAAATTACCGAAGAAGAAATTACTGAAACAATTCCTGAAGAAATTACCGAAGAAGAAGAAACTACAGGTCCTGAAGAAATTACCGAAGAAGAAGAAACTACAGGTCCTGAAGAAATTACCGAAGAAGAAGAAACTACAGAAGAAGAAGAAATTCCTGAAGAAATTACCGAAGAAGAAATTACCGAAGAAGAAGAAACTACAGGTCCTGAAGAAATTACCGAAGAAGAAACTACAGAAGAAGAAGAAACTGCAGGTCCTGAAGAAATTACAGAAGAAGAAACTACCGAAGAAGAAATTACCGAAGAAGAAGTTCCAGAAGAAATTACAAAGACTTTACCTAGTGTTACTACTATAAAAGGAGATGATTACATTGATTTAAAAGAAGAACTTGAAAAAGCACAAGAAGTAGAACCTAAAGAAATAGCTGAGAAAATAAGATGTTTAGAGGGAGAACAATTTGATGTTAATGAACAACGTTGTTTACCTTGTACACATTATGGTCTAGTATGGGATTCTCAATATAAATTATGTAAACAAATGTTAAAAGAAGATATTATCGAACAAAAAGATGATAATATTGATATAAAAACTGATAAACTCAAAATACTGTTTGATACAAATGATAATATTATAGGATTTCTAGATGATAAATAAATACTTTAATCTGTAAAGTTATTTAGAAAATTAATTTCTAAATAAAATATAAATAGGTATGGATAACTTAGTTGATTACATTAAAAAAAACTATCCCAAAGTAATCTTTACACCTTTTAAATTTAAACAGTCACGCGCTTTAGCTTTTATAATCGCCGATAACAAATTAGTTATTGGTTATATAAATGCAGCTGGATCTCTATGTAAATTAATAAATCCAATTGATTTAGAAAATCTTACAAACGAAGATACTATTTATAATATTGTAAAGTCTATCCCAACAGTATCTGGTTTTAATGAAGAAGATAAATTAAAATTGTTAAAATTATTTGAAAGTAAATCAGAAACAATTGAAAAGCCAGATCAAAGGAAAATAGAAAACGATTTGAAAAGGAGAATAGAAGAATTAAATGAAGAATTACTTTTAGAAAAAGTAATATCAAAAGAAAAAATAAAAGACGAATATAAAGCTCTATATGATAGTAATAGTAATCAAATACTATTAATCAAAAATGAATACGAAGAAAGAATAGATAAAATAACAGAACAATATAATACAGCACAACAAGAATTGGAATCTTGTAAACGTCAAATTATAGATCAAAAAGATGCTATTTTAGAAGGAATCAACCAATATAAAAATGAAATTCAAAATTTTATTCAATCTAAAGATTTGCAAATACAAGATTTAGAAAACATTCATCAACAAGATAAAGAAGAACGTACTCAATTACAAGAAAGATTAAACGAATTATTAGAAAATGAGAGACGTAATTTACAAGCTTTAGAGGAAAATAAAGATAATGTTTCTGATTATGATACAAAAATCGAAACTAAACGTCAAGAAATAGAAAGCTTGACATCAGCTATACAAGAAATAAAATCCGAATTGAACAATACAAAAGAAGAGCTGAAACGTTCGCAGCTTCAAGAAAACTTATTAATAGGATTTAGAGAAAGATGCAAAGAAAAAATTCTTACTGAAAAACAACAAATAATTGATAAAATAATCGAATATAATCAACGTTGGAACGAATGGTTAGAAAAATCAACAGTAGATGTCAATGAATACAAACGTCGTTTATTAACAGATTTACAAAGTGGACAAGAATCTTTAAAATCCGTTTTACAACAACAATCGGAAAAATCAAACATTGATGATATGGAAATTAAAAGATTAAAACAAAACATAGTAGATATTGAAACTGCACTAAAACAAACTATTAATGATCAACTAATTAAATTATCAGAAAGAGAAGAAGAAATTAAGCGTTTATCAGAAGAAAAAGATGAATTACAATCACGTCAATCTGATACGGAACAATCAACTATAGAATTACAGACTGAACTTGATAGTTTACGAGAAGCAAACAAAAGTATACCTGATCTTCAAAAAGAATTAGAAGAAGTACGTGCTTTATTATCTCAAAATGATAGAACTAAAATAGAAAGTGTTGTAGATTATGATAATTGCGAAAGTATTCTTACAAACTTTGTAGCCTTGAATAACATTTTTTATAGAAAACAAGAAATTATCAAACGTTTGGATGATATTATAACAAATAATTTAGATGTTTTTTCAAAAATAAGTGAGGCTCTAAGAAATACAATTCGTAAAGATTTCGAAACTGTTAAAACAGAAATTACAAATCATATAAAATTCTTAAACTTGTCTGAATACATTAATAGTCCAAACTTTCAATATTTAAAAAATAAAATAAATCGAGATCAAGTACCTGTTGATTTTTGCAAAGATCTTAGTAATTTATTAGAATATTGGAATGTAAATAAATCAAACTATCGACGTCAAGATCGTATACTCACAAATATTTACGAAGATTTATCAGGAGCTGTTCGAGTTTATATTCGTATCAAACCATTATTAGGAGGAGAACAAGAATCACCAACAGTTTCCTTAAAAACTATTGAAAATAAACGAACAAAATCATTAATAGTAGATTGTTCAGAATCACCTAATACTAAATTTAAAGAACCGCTTACTTTTGGTGAATTTTATGGTATTTTTGATGAAAAATATACAAATTTAGATTTATATACTGGACAAATGGGATACCCTTCATCTGGATTAAAAATTGACCTTGATAATTTAGTAGATTCATCAGATTCTGTAAGTCCTGGACTATACAATGTATTTAATCAAATTCAAGATGGTTATAGTGTAGTCCTATTTGGGTATGGTTTAAGTGGTAGTGGCAAAACTATGACTTTATTAGGTTCTAAGGGAGCACCTGGTCTATTACATTATGGATTAAGTAATTTACAAAATGTATCAAGGATCAAAATTAAATATTTGTTTGAACAATACTACTATAAAATTAATTTTAATTACCGTGAAGTTACAGGTCATATTCATAATTTAATAAATAAAGTTCCACAAATGACATCTTTTTCAAAAGATGAAAATGAAGAATTTAAACAAGTTATTCCAGGATATATAGATGTTAATTCTATGAAAGTAGAAGATTTATCAGCTTTTACAGATATAGTAGACTCATATAGACAAAAACACGGTAGAATTAAACAAACTCCTAATAATCCTCAATCAAGTCGATCTCATTTATATTACGTATTTGAAATACTATTTACTAATGGTAAATCTGGTTATATTACAATAGTAGATATGGCTGGTAGAGAATCTCCATTAGATATATTCAACACTTTTATAGACACCACAAAAACCACATTACCAAGTGTTATGGCCCCTGCCCCAGTTGGAGGTGAAGGAAATATAGCCAGTTCTATGAAAGAAGAGCTTGTTGAAACTTATACACCTAAGCAAATTTATCAAATTATCAACGAATCATTCTATATCAACGAAACCATTAATCATTTAATTTATTACTTTAACCTCAAAAATGATAAAAAAATAGAAACACCTAAACAAAAAATAGATGACAGATATAATGTAGTTTATAAAATTGCTAATTATTTTGTAAAACCTGAAGATGAAATGACAAATATTAGTAGTTCAAACAATGCATTAACTATACCTATCCTAAATTTCTTAAATAATCTTAATACTAAACAAAAAGAATCTAATGATTGGAAACCAACTAAATTTGTTACAATTTGTTGTATTCGTCAAGAACAAAATTATTGTAATCAAACTATGGAAACTGTAAAATTTGCACAAAATATAAGAAGTACGTGAGCCACGTTTTTTAAACAGATTAATTCAAATAAACTTTTTTAAACAGTTTATTTAAATTTTAACTTATAATTGTGATATCTCTGGTAACTTTTGCATTCTTCTAAAATGATTAGACCACAATAACAATTTGTTTTTGTCTTCTGGAAACCAAAGTGTAAATCCATCCGTATGATTAATCTTCATACCACCCGCAAGACCATATTGGTGCGGGTACAAATGCCAAAACAAAGACCCAGTTACATTTGGTCTGGATTCAAGTTGTCTAAACCAATCAACACCAAACCCTGAATCTACCTCTCCAACAATATATGCTTTACCAACCCGTTTTGCATTATTAGCACCATAATCTAATCTCTCAACTTCATTCCAATAAAAATGCCCAGTAAAACAATCCACTGTAGATATACTAAAATTATTTGCTTTACCCAAAGGTTCATCCGTACCATCCATTATTAAATGCTTAGAATCAATTGATTTAATGTAATTGATAATATCACGTGTCCATTCTTCTGTTGGGAATGTAGTACTACCAGCATCTTGTCTTATATTAAACTCATTACCTGTTTCTATCATAAATAATGTAGGATCATCTTTAAGCTTTATTCCTGTATAACTGTTAGTATGATTCAACCAATCATTTATAAATTTTTTGAAATCATTTCTAACATCCAGATTAGTCCAAAAATCATTCTTGTGAATACCTCTTGTATCCGTAAAATGTTTATAAGACCCATTGTACCAACTATAACAATCAACCAATGGAGCAATTATTCGGATTCCTTTTTGTTTAGCAGTGTAAAATGCAAAATCAATAGCCTTCCATGCATTATTGTTTAATGTATTATCTCTTGGTCTTAATGATTTTTCACTACCAGAAGATATACCCATAGTATGACAACGAACTACTGTAGCTGCCATCTTTTGTGCCACTGTAAATATTTCAATAACCTGATCTTGCATTGGATAATCATGAGCCTCTGTATAACCTAACCAATAAGCATTAAAACCTACAGGTACAAATTTAACACCATTACACATAAAACTCCCAGTTGTAGCATTCCATGAAACAAATTGTTTAGACGTCGGCTTAGATGACGTTGGTCTTGGACTTGGCGCTTTATAATACTGAGAAATTTTACTTTTTAAAATAAAAGTTGTATACCCAGAAGCAATTTTATAATCCCCAACGTTAGATAAATTAAATCCAGTTTTTGCATATGCAACTCCAGTATCCCAATTATATACAATACATACAATATTAGTATCTTGTTTTAATCGATTCAATAATGCACCAATATCCTTACTATTATATTCATTATAACCATACATTGATGTTTCTCCTACAACAACATTGTTTATTTTAACCCAATCTGGATTCGGATCTTGCTCAAATACACTACCTAGTACAGTTTTTCCAACTAATGACATTTGTTATTAATAATTGATTACTTTTAAATAAAAATAAAAATAAATTATACTTTTAGAAAAAGTAACATTAGGACCAAAGCCCTTCAAAAAGAAAAAGCTTAATGAAATCTATAGAATTATTCGTAGAGGAAAACGATAAAACTTATACAGTTCTAATAGGAACTAATCAATATGAAAACGATCAAATTATTAAAGATTCTGATCAAAATGATCTATGGTTTCATTTAAATAATATGAGTGGACCACATATTATTCTTAAAAATGGAGGAGATAAAATTCATAAAAGATATTTAAAACAAATTGCAATAGTATTCCAGCAGCTAAAGCTTAAATCAAACTTGTCTAACAAATACAACGTAATTTATACAACTGTTAAAAATGTAAAATTAACAAATGTCCCAGGGCAAGTTACTGTCACAAATACAAAATTAATCAAACTATAATTCTATTAAATTAAAAATTCCATTGTTAACATACCATTTTCCACAGTGATAATATTATAAGATATTCCAAAAACATACAAATTCATTTCTACAGTATCTGTAGTTGTTAAAGCTAAAGTTATATCATTAAATCTAGATAAATTTAATGAACCTGTAGGTTGATTATCTTCTGGACGTGTACTAAATGGCATTGTATATATATACTTCAAAGGTATCACCGAATGTATATTTTGCGGAAAAATAACCCGATAGTAAAATTCAGGCAAATTGTCAAATCTTAATTTACCATCCAATAATAAAGATGCGGCTAAAATCAACGGACTATCATCCGCAGTTTTTGAATACACAAAACGATTGTTATTTGCAATATTTTGTTTTTCTACTGCAAAAAATACAAGTTCTTTACATGGATTAGTCAATTTAATACGAGTATTGTAAAAAGATGTATTGGCCGGTATTACTTCATCTTCATTATATTGAACTTGTTGGATTAAATATGTATGTTTTTGAGATTTAAATTGTTTTAAAATCACTTCGTCTAAATATATATACTCTGCATAAATACTTGATGTCACAATAGGAACATAATCTGGTTCTAAAATTCCATCGTAATTTATACATTCTTCAAAATTTCTTAATTTAAAATTAACTTTGATATTTTGATGATACATACTCAATAATGGCAAAGCTAAATTATAATCTTTTGTAAACCAAAAATCTAAAGGTATAATTAAATCATTTTGTTTAGTAGCATTGTTGAAATTTGCACTATACACATCTGATTTTAATAACATTAAATTTTTACCAAGTCTTTTATCAGAAGTAGTCAATTCATCCCATGCATTTAAAAATTGAGGGTATAATCTATCTACTACAATACCACCTATCATTAATTCTATAGGTTCACTAAAAATAGAATAACCTATCGTATCACTCCAACAAGCATACGATCCATCCTTTTTAACAAGTTGAGGTAATTTGATATGCAAATGCAATTTAGATAACAAATGACCACGTTTAGGTATTTCACATGTCATTTTTTTACCAAAATTCGAAATAATATTCGTTTCTAATTTTATAGTTTCGGTTGCAAAATTTACGTACCTGTAATAATTATATTTAAATATATTGATCTGAGGATCTTGTGTCAAATAAACATCTTCTAAACCAGTTGCCTGTAATTGAAGAAGACTTGGCGACATTCTAACATTACATAGGAAAAAAAAAGTAAAATTAAAACAAAGCAAAATAATTTTACCTAAATAATTATTCTTGTTTAAAACGTCGTAATCCAAAGTTTGGAAGAGTCAACCTTTTTTTTATCTCTACATTTAAATCATAGATAAACGGAATGGTGCAGTCTAACGAATTCTTCCTTGGAAGAACTTTGTCGTCTAAAGGTACCTTTACCGAAGACTTCGATAAAATGCAAGGTACCTTTACCGAAGACTTCGATAAAATGCAAGGTACAGTATAATCAATTGCGTATTTATTAGAAGGAGTAGACCATATATTCGTTTTTTGCGCAAATGGGTTAAAATTAACTGGATCAAACATATTATTACCATAACCTAATCCTAAATCTAAATCTATTTTGTAATCACCTTGTCGAACTGAAGCTGACTGAAGGTCACCAACTTCAAAAAAATTATCAAAATTAATATCTGTATTCTTATTATATAATTTTGTTGCTGGTGTACAAAGTTCTCTTAAGATTGCATTTGTTTTAATTTCGTCAGTTTGTACACTTTGTTCAATTTGTTTAGGTTTTTGTTCTATGTTAAAAATTGGTATATATGATAATTTATACAGTATTTTTTTAGTCGTATTTTTAGAGTTCCAAACCCAACCACGTTCGGTTACTTGTTCATTAATAAATATTTCACATTTATCTTCGTGTATGTTATATTCTGCAGTTGACCATTTCGCATCCGTTAATTTATTTACTAAGGAATTAGCTGCCTGTTGTAATGATATTTCTAAACCATTACTATATATATATTCTTTATCATTTAACTTATCTACTATATGAATAAGATTCATTTATATGTTATTAATATAAAATAATTTTTTAAAAATGTACTAAATACTAATAAATAATACCCTCGTGATTACATTTGACAAAAAATTGAAATAATTTAGTCATTTAAAATAACTACTTCTGCTTAACAAATGATTCAAGACAATTCTTTTTCAAAATACATTTTACAATTTACAAAAAACACTGAAAACCAACAAACACATTTGTCTTTTAATAATGGAAAATACAATGTACCAGATAATAAGTTTGATGAATTTTACAAAGAATATTATAAAGTAATATCTGATAAAAATAATATTGAAAAAGATAATCTTTATTTAATTGAAAAAGTAACAGATTCAAAATTTGCCTTTTTTATAGATTTAGATGTACCAAAAAAATACAATTACAACTTAACAGATGAAAATGTATCTGATGTTATTCAAACAACTAAAGCTAAAATCATAGATAATTTTAGCGATGATCCAACACTTACTGAATACATTGTTTCAAAACGTATAACAGAAAATGGATGCAATTATCACATTAATTTTTACAATTTAATAGTAGATAATCAACTCGGAAATGTATTGATTTCGCAAATTAAAAAAATATCTAATCTTCAACATTGTATAGATATTTCTGTATATAGAACAGGATTACGTTTACTTGGGTCTAAAAAACTTGATAAAAAAACAGAAAATAATTTTTATAAAATTTACGATATAGGATCTAGTGCATTTACAGAATTACACGAAACTACATTTGAAGATTTCCAAAAAACAATAGTAAAAAGAAAATCGTCAGTTAAACTTACACAATTAAAAAATGAAAGTATAAAAGAACACGTACCTGATAAAAAACATCAAATTAGTAAAAACATTAGTATTGAAATACAAAATGAATTAGTACATTTATTGCAAAACTTAAAATTAACAAATATCCCCATTCAAAATTTTGATTTTGGCATTCAAAGAATTTACGCAAAGCAAAATACAATGGGACTATTTTGTTATTATATTTCTATAAATCACAAACATTGTCCATTTAAAGATAGACATCACGATAGAGAAGGAAGTCCTATTTATCTAGAAATCAATGTTAATGGAGTTTACGTAAAATGCCACGATGAAGAATGTAGAAGACGAACATTTCCAGAAAAACAGATACAATTACCAGATGCATTTGAAACAGATTATCCACAAACATATCTTAGTATGACTACAAAATATTGGAAATCTGAAATTATACTTTCAGATAAAACCAGAACTGTTTTAGAAGAAAGTTTATCAGGTTCTCATTATGCTATAGCTAAAGCTGTATTTCAAATTTATAAAAATAGATTTAGAGTCGACGAGGTTAAAAATACAGAATGGTACGAATTCGGAGGAGTTCGATGGCACAGAAGTCACTTGATGAATATTCTTATCTCTGAAGAATTACCTAAATATTATAGAGCTATCAAAATTAGCGATACCTCAGTACAAACCAAAAATTTACAAGATTTTTTAGTTAATACTGAAAAAATAGATGCAAATATGCGTAATCAAATGGTAGACAATATTATAGCCAAATTAGAAAATGTAAGTTTTAAAAACAATATCATTTCTCAAATTGTATATCTTTTCAAAACATACGATACAGATTTTTATCAAAATTTAGATTCTACAACGTATTTAGTAGGCTTCAAAAATGGTGTATATGATTTTAAAAAAAATGAATTTAGAGAAGGACGCGAAACTGATTATATTACATTTTCTACAGGATATGATTTTGTAGATTACGATCCTGATGCTAAAGAAACAAAAGAAATTTACGAATTTCTTCAAAAAATCATTCCTAATAAACGTGTATTAGAATATACTCTTAAAGTCTTGGGTAAATCATTAATAGGAATACCAGATGAAAGATTTTATATATGGACAGGTCTTTCTGGTGCAAACGGCAAATCCACACTTGTTAATTTTCTAGAATACACATTAGGCGATTATATCACATCAGTTGACGTTTCTTTGTTAACAAATAAAAGAGCAAACGCTAGTAATGCATCTCCAGATGTTGTTAGATTACGAGGAAAACGAATTTTTACTTTTCAAGAACCAGAATACGATGATAAATTACGCACAGGTATACTTAAACAATACACAGGAGGTGATACTATTATTGCAAGAGAATTATTTAAAGCACCTATTTCATTTAAACTACAAGGAACTATGATCATGTGCTGTAATGATCTGCCAGCAGTAACCAGTTGCGACGGAGGAACTTGGAGAAGAATCAGAGTTATTGATTTTACCTCACGATTTTGCGATAATCCGATAAAAGCTAACGAATTTAAAATAGACCCAACTATTAAATACAAAATTCAAAGTTGGAGACCCTACTTTATGAGCATTTTAATTCATTGGTACAAACTCTTCTTAACACAAGGTATGAACGAACCAGATGAAGTTACAAAAGCCACAGCAAAATACAAGGTCGATAATGATAAATTCGACGAATTCTTTGATCAAATCATTGAAGAATCACAAACCAATTTTGAATCAACTAAAACAATTTATAGTCACTTTTCTAGCTGGTGGTCAAATAATTATCCAAATTCAAGAATACCAGATATGAAAGATTTCAAAAGAGCAATGAAAACAAAATACGGAAACGAACATGAAAAGGTCATAAATGCACGTATCAACTTTGGATTTAATGTTACTATATGCAATATAGAAAATGAAGAATTACTTTTAGAAAAAGTAATATCAAAAGACGACGATTTATAGTTAAATTTATTAAAATTTATTTGTTATTTAATAATAGATAATGTACAAATCTATTTTAAATGATTTTCGAAAAAAAAATTCCAATCTTCAGGAATCTAGTATTGAAAAATCACATTCTTCAAAACAAACGCGTTCTTCAAAACAAAAAACTTCTCCAAAGAAATCACATTCTTCAAAACAAAAAACTTCTTCAAAACAAAAAACTTCTTCAAAGAAATCACATTCGTCAAATAAAACACATTCTTCTCATCTTACCGATACAACACAATTAAGTATGAAATACGAAGACGAAAATGTAATATCAAAAGAGGAAGACTCGGAAAAAGAATACAACTTAGAAGATCTCTTACATACAGAAGATCGAAATATAAATCCTAAAAAAATTTCATATATTTGGCAAGATATATCAAAAGAATGGAAAACGAAATTAATGTCTGATAATTTTGTTATGAAAAATTGCCTAAGTGATGGTAATTGCCAATTCAGATCAATCGAAACTGCTTTAACAAATAGTGGATACAAAACCAATCATAAACATTTAAGAAATATCATAGCAAAATATATTACTAAAATTGAAAATCCAGAATTTTTTAACATTATACAAAATTATAGAATAGAAAAACAACACGGTGAATTCGTAGGAGATTGGGATCCCTTTTTAATTAAAAATAAAAGTGATTTTATAAAACAAATAAAACAAACAGGATTCCATTTTCAAGGCGACTACATAACCTTATCATTAATATCAAAAGCTATCAAAATTGATATAGTTATTTTTAATGATGATTATACTATAACAGATCTAAGTAACCCAGAAGATTTACAGCAAAAAATTATTATTTTATTTTATGATAGTAAACATTATCAAACCATAGGTATAAAGAAAAGAATTAATGTTCAAACCATATTTCTAAGAACACAATTACCTAAAGAATTAGAAATGGTAATAGATAAACATACATTTCTTTCACGACATTTACAAAATGTATGTGAAAAACAAAATTGTAAAAAAATTCAATTAAATAAAATGTTAAATATCATACAAAAAAATATACAATCATCGCTTTCTCGTCAAGATAAACGTACAATACTAGAACTTTTACAAAAATGGCTTGATAATAAAAATTTTTTTCATAAAATTCGTAAACCAATTACAAGCCAGAACAGCCACTAGTACGTTTAATAGTAGCACCACCCCTAGTAGATCGTCGTTTAGTTGATCGTCGTTTAGTTGATTTACGTTTAGTTGATTTACGTTTAGTTGATTTACGTTTAGTTGATTTACGTTTAGTTGATTTACGTTTAGTTGATTTACGTTTAGTTGATTTTTGAATATAACGCATATCTCTAATAACTCGCTTAGATATTTCTGGATGTTTATTTTTATTGTAAATAGACAATACGTTTAACCTTTTAACTACTTCTGAATATGTTGCTAAATTTTTTCTTAAAATATTTTTTAATAAATATCTCCTTGCATCTAAAGGCATATTGACATGATAACCAAATAACCCACCCTTAGTTGTTATGGGTATTCTAACTAGCGATTTTTTTTTTCTTATAGATATACTTTGGTTTTTTGTTTTTTTCAGGCTTTTCATTTATATATATAATTTTAAAAAAAATTTTTTAATTATATATATTATATATAATTAAATGGCATCTGTTACGATTACTGATTTATTAATGTTAGTTGCTGTTTTGTTTATACTGTACTTTATAATAAATACTATTACAACCAAAAAAACTAAAGAAGATTTTGCAGATGTAAACTTGAATTCACCTCGTACTGATAAAATAGATAAAAGTTGTTCACAGGCATCCATAAACCAAAATCATTTAGATTATCTATTTAGTTCTACAAGATTTGTTAGATAAACTATCTTTTATTAACTTTTAATGGCTTTGACCCTACTAATTATATAAACACATAACAACCAAAAAACAATATATTCGTAATTTTGTTTATTAGCTATCAATTCTAGTAGTAAATACACGTATATTATTATATGGTATTCAATAGGTATAACAAACGTTAATGCTAATAAAATTAATAAATATGCATTTACATTGTATTTATAAATTGCAAGAACTGGAGCTGAAAAATAATATCCATACGTCACGCCTTTATCACAACTCATTTTATTAAAATAACTATTCAATATCACTGGAAAATTTTGCGTTTGAGAAGAATTCTCTGGAGTAGAATACTGATATGCCAACGAATATGTATTTGCATAAATATTAAAATATTTAGAATGATTTAAAAAAGCAACATCTACGTGATAGGACGCCTTATCCATAAATTCAACCATTTTTTTGGCACATTTACGCGAAATTGCGTAACAATGAAATCCAAAAGGCGATTCAGGTACAAATGAATATTTGTTATTTGGTATATTTGACTTTATATTATTCGTAAATAATTTTTGTACTTTTGCGATAAGATTATAATCTTTATTTGGATCACATGCTCCCATGTAGCCAAGGTATAAAAAATCCCATTGTGGATCAACAACTCTTAATTCTTGTAATGTTTTAGAAACTTCATTACCAAAATTTTCATCCAAATCACAATCATCTTCCATAATAATCGCATATTTGTCACCATTATCTAACATTTTTTGCCACAATGCTTTATGAGAAAGAAATATCGCTATCATTGTACGTGTACAAAAATAGCGGCAAAATGTAGTTGTTTGTTGTGTTATTTGTTCAGTAGTTAAATCTTCACCAACAATTGCTGGCACACGAGTAATATGCATACCAATCTTATATTGTTGAGATATCATTTTAGCCATTCTATCTTTTGATTTATCCATGTTAATAACATAAACATTATCTATATAATCTAAATGATTTTGGTTATCTTTATTCGACATATTTTAACATTGATAAATAAAAAAAATTGAACATTTAAATGCAATAGTGTAGATATAATGTACTATACCTTGCCTTTTAATATTAAAGGTACTCAACAAGATACACTTACATATGTTTTTACAGACGGTGGTTGTAAACGAAATGGAAATCCAAATTCTAAAGCAGCATATTCTGTATTTTTTACTGAAAATCAAGATTCACCATTTTACAAATTTAATACATCACAGCATCTTACTGGAGAACCTACAAATAATCGAGCAGAATTATCAGGTATCCTGTATATTTTTAAAACTATATACGAAAATAAAACATTATTTCAAAATCAACATATTATCATTTGCACTGATAGTATGTATTCCATTAATTGTATACAAAAATGGTCTAAAAATTGGCTTTTAAATAATTGGAAAAATGCAAAAGGTCAAGATGTTAAAAATAAAGAACTAATTCAAGAAATTTTAAGATATCAAGATGACCTTCAGTCAGCTTCAACTCGACAAGATGACCTTCAAGGTGACATTAGTTTCAATATTAAATTCCAACATATCTTTTCTCATACCAAACCACCAAGTGATAAAAATACTTTGTCATATTACTTGTGGTTTGGTAACAATAAAGTAGACGAAAATATTAATAAGCTTTTAGAAAAATCTTAACCAAAAATAAGGGATTTTTTAAAAGTATCTTTTTTTTGATGACTTTGCCCCTACTTTAAACCTTTTTTCTTTTTGAAAGGGCTTTGGCCCTACTTTTTCTAAAAGTAACTACTATTTAAAAACAAAATACATTAAAAAGTATTATTAAAATGAATTTTCAACACGTTAATGTTTTAGGATATGGTTTTGTAGGTGGAGCAATGGGTCATTTGTGTAAAGAGAATAATGTAAAATTTTGCGTATACGATATTGTTAAAAAGGATGAAAGTAGTGCATTACAAACATTTAGTAGTTTATCAGATATTGTAGGATTTTCTGAAAAACGTAACGAAACGAATATCTATTTTATTTGTGTACCAACACCATCTAATGCTGAAGGTCAATGTGATACATCTATTGTTGAAAATGTGATTACTAATTTGAATTCACTAGTTACAAAAAAATCAATTGTAATTATTAAATCAACTGTTCAACCAGGTACAACAAGAAAGTTTACTAACAAAACCAACACGCTTTTGAATATAGTCTTTTGTCCAGAATTTTTAACTGAAAAAAATTTTAAAAGTGATATGTACAATGCAGATTTCGTATTACTTGGATTTAACAATCTGGAAAATGAAGAGTTACTTACTACAACATCTAATATTATGAAACTTTTATATAAACATAAAACTGTGGATGTTTATCATAGAAGTTACGAAGAATGTGAAATGTTCAAATACACTATCAATGTATATCTATCAGTTAAAGTTTGGTACTTTAACGAAATATACGAATTATGTGGAAAATTTGGAATTGATTATTCACAATTTAGACAAGATTTGCTACCACTTGAACCTAGAATTGGTATGTCACATACCGTTGTACCAGGGGATCACGGTAGAGGATTTTCAGGAAGTTGCTTACCAAAAGAAACTAGAGGTATGAAATTCTTACAAGGATCACTAGGCATTCCAAATAAAGTTCTTGATGAAATATTAAAAAGAAATTCACAATTACGAAACGAATAGTCACTTAGAGGGGTATTTTGATTAAGCTTATTTTGATGTTACTTTTTCTTTTTGAAAGGGCTTTGGCCCTACTTTTTCTAAAAGTAACTACTATTTAAAAACAATATTAATTTATATAGTAATTTATATTGTTATGTCTATAAAGGTAGAATCATATACAGTTTTGGACAATAATATAGTGTTAAAATTTAATAAATCATTTACTCAAATTACTTATATAAAATCACAATCATTTTCTAAAATATCTGACACAAGTGTTGGCGAATTAGATTCAGAAGAAATTGGAATAAAATATTCAAAGCCAAAAAACACTATTAATTTATTTATAACATCAGATTGTCATTTTCTTTCAATTTTAATAACAAATGTAGATGACAAACCACTGTATTATTCGTGGTACCTTAATGAACTTGCCAAAGGTACAAATAACAAAATTAAAGAAAAAATTAAATATATGTCCATAAAAAATGAAAATATTTTTGCAATCCTTAAAAAAAAGAGTTTATTGTAATAAAATGGAGACTACGAAAATATGTAAACGTTTAGATAATTTATCATCAGATTTAAAAAATAGTTGTTCAAAAGATATTCTACACATTTTTGATATCATATTTGAGGAATATGATATAGTTTATAAAAACACTGATAAAATTGTAAACAAACAAATACTAACAGATAGATTACACGATTTATTAAATGAAAAAGTCCAAGAAGAAATACCTGTATGTAAAGGATTTTCTCAAAATGGAAACAAATGCTTTAAACGAAGTCAGCAAAACTCAAATTATTGTAAAGTACATGCTTATTTAGCATTTAGAGAAAAAAATGCATTGGTATCTAATAACAAAATTGACACTTATGTTACACCTATGAATGTATCTAAAAACAAAATTGATATTTTATCATTGGAAAAAACATTTATAAACGACTCGTTTTATTACCACGATAAAAGTTTTATTTACGATAAAGAGTCGTTAGAAAAAGTTGGATATATTGAAAATGAAAATGATTTTATCTTGACAGATGATCCTTTTATTTTAGAAATGTTATAAAAGTAAATAAACCATTACAATAGCAACAATTATTTTATGTATATTTAGTTCAGATGAAAACAATTGTTTGTTTAAAAAAGTTTGCTGATCAAGGATTAAATGAACAATTACACCCAAAGGAATTATCGAGGCGTAATATTTGTATCCATAAGTTCTAAATAACTGACCCCTAAATAGTAAAAGATCTACTAAATAAAATCCGACAATAGAAGAAACCAAATCAAAAATTGCTACACCTTTTCCTTCGGTATTGTATAAATTTATTGGACTTTCTAATATCCTATATTTTCTTAAATTTGTAATTGTATCCATATACAATTATACATATAAATAAAATTTTTAAACTAACATTTTTAAACTTGTATATTCCAATAATTGTTTATATTTTTCTTCAATTAACATTTACTTAATCTGCTCACATATGCTTTGGTTATAGTTTTATTAAATTCTTTTTGAAATAATATTACTCGTTCTCCTAAACTTTTATTCTTTAAATTAAGTATCCATTCAATTTCTTCTTTATTAAATTTCTTAGATTTTACAGTTTTTTTCTTTGTATTTAATTTCATATCTTGATATTCTTGAGAATTTAAAATATCTTGTGATAAATTTAATTCTTCACCTAACCATAATTTACTTATAAAATTTCTATTGATATAGATATTGAAATTTTCTTTAATATAATCTGAAACTTCTTGTGTAGTTTTATCTCTATATTTCATTTTTATAATAGTAATTAGTTGTTGTTCATCAAGTAATTTAAATTTATCTTCAGGGGTAATTGTTTTATGTTCTTTTTTGAGACTTTTTTCAATTATAACATCTTCTATTGGATTATATTTTTTATCATTTAAATATTCCATCATTTGTTTGTATTTTTCTTTTGTAGAAACTTTTTTACTTTTTGTTGTTAGCCAATCTTTACCTAATTCTTTTTGTTTTGAATGTAATCTTGTAATACAATATCCATCTCCTCTTTTATCTGTAGGTTTAAAATAATAACAATATTTAGGGATTTCCATATTAGTTTCAATATTATTTTCTTCAAATTCATTAATTAGTTTTATTTCATTATCATTTAATCCATTTAAATCTTTTTGTAAATAATTTTTTAAATTATCATTTTTGTTATAATTATACCCAGCTAATTCTAATATATCTATATACTCACTTTCTAATTTTTTCCCAATATCTGATAATTCACCATTCATACAATGACCTATAAATAATTCTGGTTGTAAATCAATTAAATTTTTCAAATGTTTTTTAGCCAATTCAAATTTACACTTTGTAGTATATTCTTTTGAAGAAGTTGTTTTCCAAAGATACTTGTCTTTAATTTCAACACACCATCTATCACCGTGACTTCCATCGGCTTTTACATACCACACAAATGTAGGAATATCTTGTGAATTAATATTACATAATAAAGGTAAAACTACATTTCTTGTTTGTTTAGATTGGTTTTTGTTCTGATCACTTTGAGAAATTAATCGTAAATTCGAGGTTCTATTATCTGTTGTAATTCTATTAATATGATCAATGTATAATTTTCCATCGAATTGATAATTCATAATTAATTGATGATGTAAATAAGTATGTGATTTTAATGTACAACTAACGTAACCAATATTATGTATATAATACTTTGCATTTTGTAAATTTTTTAATTTTTCTTTATCAAAAATAAATGGTTCATTTTTCTCAGTATTTGCAACTATATATTCTTTACTTTTATAAGTAACAATTTTATATTGATTCTTCATAGTTGTTATAATAAATTACAATTATGAAAACAAATTCAATTTTTAAACTAACATTTTTATAAAACGTTTAAGTTTATTTAATTCGAATATGCTAACCCACCCCGGGTAAGCATTTTATCCTTTAGTTTTCACTAAAGGCCGGACTATATCTTAAGAAAAACGTTGTTATGTTTTCCCCAACTCCATTTAGTCTCTGAACCTTCTTCCATTTAGGAAGCTTGGCTGCGGATTGTCCAATCCTAAACATTTTTACCATTGGGTACGGTTATTAACCGTGTTCTTCTTATATCTTTCAATATAAGAATGGTAGTTTAGGCTCTAAGGAGGTTCCCGCAATTTGAAGTTGTTGCAAATTAAATTAACATATAGTCAATTCATTTACTAGCCAGTTATATAGAAATTTTTCATTTCCTACTATTTTACACTGTTTTTCATAATAAGTAATAGTAGAACTTATTATGCAGCTGACTGTTTGGCACAGGTTAATGTAAATACATTCTTTAATGCCAGCCATAATTCTGAGGACATTATAATTTACTGCGTAAACACGAAGTTTGGCAGAATCATTAACATCAACGGAAAGCTGAAGAGTAGCATTATCAATTCTGGACATGTTTACAGTTCCAGAAGGTTGATGTTGCTCTGGGTTAAGAGCAAATGAGTATACGTAGATACCATCAGATGGGACTCTAGTATGATGTTGATATGGTTGAACAAGGTTAAAGTAAGATCCTTCTCTAGTAGAGAAACGATCTTGACCATTAAGCTGAAGTTTAGCATCAACAACAGTGTTTCCATTGATAGCAGAACCAGAGTCACTTGAAAAATCAGCTGGTTCATTATCATCTTCATGAATAACCCAAACAAGTTCCTTACAAGGATGGTTAAGAGCAAGTTTGCTCTTGAGAGAACTGGATCCATTAGAAACTGATTCAGCACCAGTAAATTGAAGTTGTTCAATCAAATATTCGTGTTGAACTTGAGCAAATTGTCTTCGTTCATCAGTATCAAGGTAAATATAATCAACATACAATGAAGCATCCAAAGCTGGAGATCCATACCCGGATCCCTTAACTATAGATACAAGGGAAGCAAAGGTAATGTTGAATTTGACTTCGTGATATTGAAGAGCAATAAGTGGAAGAGCAAGTCCTGGATTTCTGCAAAACCAAAATTGAAGTGGAATGTAAAGGGTTGATGCTGGGGAAGATCCATCAGCAGTGCTGGTAAGAGCAGTTACATTACCAATCATTTCATTGTATCCATCTGCTTTTTCAGATGTTTGGGTCAATTCATTCCAAATAATGAGCCAATCACCATAGTGTTTGTCAATAGTCTGACCACCAATTTCGATAGAAACTTCGTCAATCAAAGCGTGACCAACTTGGGCAACCCATCCAACGTTGGTTCCAGCCAAAGCTGGAAGATCAACTTGAAGATAAACTTTGTGGATGAGATCACCATTTCTTGAAACAGTGCACGAAACTTTTCGTCCGAAATCTACAGTTCCGTTAAAGGTTTGTTCAATAGATTCGATAGCGAAATTTGTATGTCTACGATAGACAACTTTATAAAAAGTAATTTGAGGATTTCCAGTACATTTCCTCTACCTTATTTTTCAATAAGGATTAGACTATATCTTAAAAAGAATTTATATCAAATGTGTCAAAATCTAATAAAAATTCTTCCGAAAACCATTTAGTCGTTGAACCTTCTTCTTTAAATTTTTCTAATTTTTTTTTAATATTATTTATTTGATCTATATCAAATGATGATTTTTTAGATGAATTGTATTTTGCAGTAACTGGTACTAAATTACTCCAATTCCAACATCTCAATTTAGAATTTTCATCTGTTAAATCAAATTTACTAACTGGTAAAACGTGATCGATAGACCAGTATGAACCATAATTATCCCAAGTCATTTCATTGGTAAAATTATATTCAAACCACTCTCTTAAATATTGAATATTACATCCTATATAATTCATTGTCGAATCATTTTTAATTAAAACAGTTCTTAATCTTGCAGCTAATGATTTTTTTAATCTATAATTAATATTAGATTTGCTCTCATTTCTACACCATTCAGTTTTCTGTTCTGTTAAAAACTTAGGATAACAAAGTAGACAAATTTTCTTTTTATAAAACTTTTTCAATTTAGCAAAATTTATTAATGTTTTTTCTTCATTACATTTTTCACATTTTGCCATAATTGTCATTATCTTATTTTGTCTTTTTATTTTTTTCCTATTTTTATCCTTTTCATTTAAACATTTCTTGCATGTTTTCGAAAATGAATCATCTCTTTCTGTATATTTTCTATATTTATCTATTGTTTTATTTAAAAAACAATCATCACATGTTCGTTCTTCCATATTAATTTTAAAATATAAAAAAATTTCATTTTTAAAGAAACTTGGATGCTGATTGTCCATTTAATTAAAATTATTAATTTTAATTTCATCTTATTTATTTTTACTGAAGAACTAATAATCTTTAAAATTATCACTTCTTGCGACTAACGTCACTACCCAAGTTTTTGTCTTGGCCACACAATTCTCACGAATTATGCTTAGTAAAATAAGCTTTAGGAGTTTCCAGCAATTTGATTTTCTTACTAGGGGTTTTCAAATAATTATTATTTAATTATTTCCCTAATTAACATCAGTGGAAACAAGTTCCACAAAAGGCTTTATAAATATCTTATTTTTTCAATATTCCCTGATGTTTTTATACCCTACTGGATTTTAAGGTAAATATCCTGTGCTCCGTAAGCGACCAATTGCATTAATCCACCACCCATTTTTGTTTTTTGTTTTTATAATATTCAAAAAGAAAAAAAATTTACTAAATTAACTTAATAAAACACACGTAAAAATAAAAAATCTTACATGATTTTGAAAAATTTTATTTTTATATAAAATCAAACCATAATTTTATATAAAAAACAAAACTTAATATACAATAAAATGATTAAAAATAAAATGATTTAAACGCAAAGAATATTTTTACAATTTTAACCACAAAGCCTGTGTATGAATACTAGGTTCCCATGTAACTATAGAAGTATGTGATTGTCTACATTGATAACAAGATCCAGCGTACATAACATTCTGACCTATCTTATACGCAGTGTTAGGCATCCAATTTGCAGCCAAAGCTGGAGCTGGTTTAGCTGGAGCTGGTTTTGCTGGAGCTGGTTTTGCTGGAGCTGGTTTTGCTGGAGCTGGTTTTGCTGGAGCTGGAGCTGGTTTTGCTGGAGCTGGAGCTGGTTTTGCTGGAGCTGGTTGTACCGGGGCCGATTGGTTAAATATTTTTTGAGCGGTATTAATAATAGACATGGAACTTGGCTCACCACCCTTTTGATAACTCCAAACAAATAATCCATTTGTAGAATTTTTATCACTAACAACAGCTTTGGAATATCTTTCAACTTCGGAAAGAGTTATCACGTGACCACCCCAAGCTTCAGGTGGTACTTCTGCACCAATCAATATAGGTCCATTATAATAACTTCTATACGACTTGAATGCTGTAACAGGATCATACACTGGACTCGCATCATAGCTCATCAAACATATAAAATCTAAATCTTTTCCATTTGATTGTAAACCAGGAATACACATTCCTGTATTTTGACCAGCAGGAGCTGCATTAGCAAATTCACCAACACCATATGCACCTATAGAAAATGCAGCTATTGAAACTAAACCTTCAGGGTATACACTTCTTACGCCATTTATAATAGGACCTAACAAATGAGCTTCTTGAGCACCACCGTGAGGTTCCCAGTCAATATCAATACCATCTACGCCTAAATCATTAGCAAAATCAACAACTGCTCTAGGATTAAATCCATCGAAAGGATATGTAGCACCACCTACACTTAACATTACAACAACATTTCTTTTGCGTAGGATTTGAATAGCTTCTTTTACTACAGAAAAATCAGATGAAAAATCCAAACCAGTACCGGTAAAAGTATTAGATCCCTTTACATAAGTACTATTTGGTTTTATAAAAGATAAAAATATAACATTAATTGGAGCAGGTACTTTTGCTAAATCTAAAGCAGCACCAGAACTTGCCCAAGGACACGACCACGATTGAAAATATACGCCTAAGGGACGTTTATTATTTAATAATTTTTGAAATTTCATTTAGAACCACTGCTATATAATTATAGTAACAAAAAATGTTTTTGATAAAACTTCTTCAAATTACTATTCACACGCCATTTCAAAATACTCTTTTGCAGCACGATAACCAATATCAATTAAATTACGTTTACGCTCTTCGTTTAAAGAAAAATTAATAGAACTAGTTACACTTTGCGTCTCTATACCTACAGTATGATCTCTATATTTATAAGACAAAGTTGTTTCTCTTTCTTTTTGTACCATATAACACGTAATTAAATTTCCTAAATAAGTATAAAAAGAATCAATAGATTCATCAATTTGATGAAATTCACCCCGTGTTACTAATTTTAAACCCAACACATTATCTAATTTACTATCATATTCTTTTATAGGATAATTATTAATTAATCCTCCATCTACATAACAATCGTTACGATATTTTGTAACTGTAAACACTAACGGTATTCCAATTGACATTCTAATAGCTCGTATTACTCGTAAAGATGGAGATGAATTTTTATCAAAAACTTCTGTTTTGTACTTGTTTAAATTTGTAGCAACAACTCTAAAATTAATACCAAAGTTTGTATAAATATCAGCAAATGTAATATCTTTAGAATATCCTTTTCCAATAATCAAGGTCTCGATCCAATTTACAATTCTTATCCCTGAATCAAAACCATATCTTTGTAAAAAATTTTTTATACGAAATTGTTTTAAATCTGATAAATTTTTTGATACAATTTCATCAACCAATTCATCATATGTATATCCTAATATATACAATAATCCTACTATACTTCCAACTGATACACCCAAAATTTCCTGAATATTTATATCAACCTTTAGGTCTTCTTTTGTCTTTAATTCATCTAGATATTTCAATGCTCCTATATATGCTATACCTTTTACTCCACCACCACTTAATATCAACGTATTTATTATTTTTTTCATTTAAAGTACCGCTTTTTATATTCATATAAATACAATAAATACAATAAAATAACGTTTACCTTACTTCTCTAAAAATATCCCTAAACATCATATCCCTTGATTCTTTTACACCGTATACTTTTTCTGAAAAATCAAAATCATTCATATATAATGTTATTTCTTTATACAAACTTAAATCAATATCGTGTTTATATTCTAAATAATTTAAAAACATATCAAATTTTTCATCTTTGTCAAAATAATAACAAAAATATCTAACATATTCTGTTATATCAAACATATTTACGTTGTCATTACCTTCACTTGAAGACAAATTTAAATGACAATTTACAATTAAATTTTTAGCAGCTAAGCAAAGATCATTATTTAGTTTAAAATCCAAAATATGTTCTTGTACTTTTTTATCACAAGTAGATGAAAAAACAACCTTGTAATTCTTATTATTTTTAATTACATTATATGTTATATAATGATACAATACATGCACATTACTAATTTCAACAATATTATCTAATCTTTTTGTAAAATACAAGTATACCTCTACAAATACCCTAACTACGTGGAAAAAATTTCTAAAAAAAAAGTTATAAATTATATTTAAGATTACTTCAAAATTCATTTCTCAAGGAAATTTGTATTTATTTAAAACTAATAGTTTATTACTTTTAAATGGATTTCTTTCAATTTTTACAAAAATCAACAGATGATTCCGATTCAAAAAAATCTAAACGAAAAACTAAAACGACACGTGAACACCAAACACAGGACTTCACCGACCACACAGTAAATGAAACCCAAAAACGTGAAATGGAACAGGCTCACTTATATATAAAACGTGGTGATATGGTCAGAATTGTCAATGTACCGAATAGTATGCTAAATATTTACAAAGGATATATAGGTGAAATTAAAGACTATAAAATAGATCAAGATTCTGCATTAGTTTTTTTACACGGTATAACATCAGTCACTTTTATAAAAATTCCACTCGTACATTTAATAAAAATACCATAAACTTACTTTTTTCCTTTTAAAAGTAAAGCTTATTTTTTGATTTTAATTTAAATTTGTATAAGTAATAGTTTTTTCACTTTTTAATACTTCACGTATTGTCACAGATGCCACTTTTGTATTAGATAAAGTGTTCGCGTTAATTGTTTGTTCTATATTGTCTTTATTTATAATATAGCAGCATTTTTGTTCTTTTGGATTTCTATTCAATAATACTATAAAGACATTACTATATATATCTTTAACATTACCAGATGATATATAAAAAAACCATGTTTCATTAGTCGATTTTAATTTTAAATTTTTAAACATTTCATTAAATGTTAACAAACCATTTTTGATAATGTCGTCTTTACCACCTTTGAGGTGTGGGTCGTGTTTAAGACCCTTGTTTTTATAATTTACTAACTTGTTAATACTATGACCAATATTAAATTTTAAACTGTGTTCTATAAATTCAACATCGCCATCTATGTCAATATAATAATACACATCTAACAAACATTTTTCATTCATCTTGACCTTTGTGTATTTTATATTTATTTAATAAATTTTTTATTTTTTTTTGCCTTAATTTTTTTGCATGTATAATATATATATGTACACTAAATATGATAATTATACGTCAACCTCTGGGCTATCTACTAAAATGTGGGGTCCAAGTGGTTGGTATTTCTTATTCTCATGTATTATGGGAGGATACCCACCACAAATAAACGAAAAGGATAAACATCATTTAGTTATTAAAAAACATTTTAAAAACCTGATATTAAGTTTAGCTTATACAATGCCTTGTATATTTTGCCGTGAATCATTTAAAAAATTTTGCGAAGAATTGCCTATAGAAAACTCTATGGGATCACGTATGGATTTAATGAAATGGTTGTATAATATCCGAGACAAAGTTAATAAAAAATTAATTTCACAAGAAAAACAATGTTACAATAATGAAAAACTTCGTTTAAAAAAAATGTACTATTCAAGACCACCTACAAAACAACGAAAAGAAATGTATTATAAAAAATTAGAAGAATTTAAAGAAAAAACCCTAGTAACACAATCATCTCCTCCTTTTAAAGAAGTCTTGGAAAAATATGAAAGTATTAGAGCAGTTTGCTCTAAGCAATCAAAAACTTGTACCTAAAATCTTTACAATTCTAAATTATTCAGCTCATATTTGATTTTAGTAGTTTCTAGTTTATTTAACTCTTCTGCTTTTATATTATATGCTTTAGCTGCATCTATTTCATCTTTAAACGTACCACAATGAATTACTTTACCATTATTTTTAATATATGCCCTAAATTTACCAGATTCATTTCGTATAGTAACACCAGTAAATCGCGAATAACGTTGTTTTTTTGTAATTTCTAATTCGCTTATATGATTTTTTTCATCTGTTATAAAATACGCTATGTCATTTAATTTATAGTTTGTGTTAAAATTATTATTAAAGTAAAGAGCTTGTTGGTTATATACTTTAGCACATTCTAGATCCGATTCGTTTTTTATCAATTTAAAACTTTTCTTTTTATATTGAATACTTGCTTCAAATATCCCTTTAGATCTTATAAAATATACACCATTAAAACTTGAAGTTTTATTTTCATACTTGTTTTTATAATTTTCTTCTAGTATATCACGCGGATTTGGGATGTAATCTTCTATTTCATTTAATTGATAATTTTTATTTTGTGTTTTATTTAAATAACTAGCATAGTCATTGTAAACTACTGCAGCTTCAACTTCTGTAGTATAAACTCCCAGAAAAATAGTCTTATTATCGTAACCTATTCTTGAAGCCCATTTATTATTTTTTATACACCACGAAACACCATTATATTGACTTAATTTACCAGTTCTTTTTATAAAATTAGTATTTGTATATTTTTCTGGTTTCTTTTCTTTATTTATTATTTCTAATGATAATTTTTCTGCATATATTTTGAATGAATTATAATCTAAGAAATCATAATTATTTGTAATTTCAATGCTTTTTTTAATTATATGAACAGCATAATTTATATCTATATCATTAGGAAAATAAAACCAAGCAGAGCTATCGAATCGTGTAGATTCGTCGCTACGTTTTTTTATTTTAAATGGATCTAATATTAGATGTATGATTTTTTCTGCAGATTTAGTATTGTTACATTTAAATACACCAACAAATTCTAATGTTTTTTGACTAGAAGAAATATTTAATGTTGTTAAACGTTTATCTGGATTATCACATAAACCTATTTTATAAGAACCTACACTTGAAGTATCTTTAGTTAAATATATATAACCAGGTTTTGTACAAAAACCTTCTGTTTCTGGTTTGTTTTCCAATAATCTAATTCTTTTCTCTTGCTCTTCTAATTGTTTATTTTTTTCTTCCAATTGATTTTGTAATTCATTTGCTTGTTCTTCAAGTAATCCGTGTAATAATTGTTCTAATTTATAGTAATATTTTCTTACAGATTTACTCCGGTCTGTATTGGCTAATAAACATAGTGACTTAAATGTTTCTACATTCATTACTACTTTTTCTTTATTAAACCCACCTTCGTTTTTGCGCTCCCCCAAATTGGGGAGCGTGGTTTTATAATCAATATCATTTGTAAAATGTTTTTCTATTACACGTTTACAATGATCTTTACGACTAAAACCTAACCATTTCCATACATCATCCATATCAATTATAAAATCTGTTTTACAATCGTATTTCAAGTAACAATAAAAACTTGCTATAAACAATTGTTGGTCAGAATCGTCAAACGTTTCTTTGATCTTATCAAGTAATTTAGTTTGATAATGGTTAGATAATTTTTCTAAAGGATTATTTTCTATTAAATTTACAATATCAAGTCTCTCGTGAGTCATTTATTTATATAAATTATATAAATACAATAATTTATAATAACTGTTATTTTTAAACTCTGATTTGTCAAAAATCACATTTTTTGTTTATAATTACAATAAAGATCTTTTATTTAGACACCAATTTCGAATTGTCTTCGCAATTGAGCAGGGCTTTGCTCATAACTGCTTTGATTCCATGGCCCAACGCTTTCTTTAGGAACTGGTGGTAAGGATCTTATATCGTGATACGGTATCTTATTTGACTGCATCACTGTATTAATCCCAACGTGATATCCGCTGATTAAGAAATTTTGTTCCTTTAATAATTTAGATACTGGGTTTTCTTTGGCGAATTCGTTTGCATCATCGTATTTTGGCAACAAATCTTCTGCTCCCAATTGAGTAGTTCCAGCAACTACTCTGTCAATTTGTTTTTGTTGTTCATCTACAACGACTGGTTGTTCTTGTTGTAGTTCTAGACCATTTCCTAAAGCTAATGAAGGCAACGAAGGTTGTTGCTCAATTTGTTGGACTGGAGCCATTGGAATTTCTTCTGAAATATTTTCTAAACTTTCAAAAAGGGAACCTTTCATATATAAGTATACAAGAACAATTACAAGAACTGCTAATAAAACATTTACCGTACCACTTGATTGAAGAAAATCTAGTATTTTCGCCATACTTTTGTTTTAATATAGTATAATAAAATAAATTTTAATTTTTATAATTTAATTTAATTACCACCTTAAATTTAAAAACAAAAATTTTACTATATTATATTATATTTAACTTATGTATAGTGATTTTGAAGAAGTGGACGAATACGAATCAGAATTTACACATGACGATTTTTTAGATGGTTATAAAGATGATGTCTTGTATATGTTAGAAGATATGAAATCTAGATTTAAAATGTCACCTTTTTTTATGACTAATGTGAATTTACCTATATTAACAAATTTTTTTATACATCAAATAATTAAAAGACCTACCTTACCCATCATTAACAATCATATTTTTCTCTTTAATAACTATTATAAACAAGAATTAGAAATATCGTACAGTATAGTGTCTAAATTTACCAAACGTTTTAAAATTATTTCACCATATAATTATTGGTTGTATTTTTGTTATAGGTATAGTGATTTATACGAGATTCAAAAATACGCATAACTAACACTCAATATACTACATTCGTTATGAATATTTATATAATATAATTTATATAATATATGATATTGACTATAGATATCGGCTTAAGAAATCTAGCAATGTGTATTATGAGTGCTGTAGAAAAACAAGATATATCTACATACGATATACATTTATGGGATGTATATAATACGTTAAATTCAGATGATTATACGTGCGAGGGTATTCAAAAAAGTGGTAAGGTATGTGGTAAAAAATGTACATGTAAATATTTAATGGATAACGAGTATAAGTATTGTTGTAAAACACATTTTCCTAAGAATATAGCATTTACTACCAAGCTGAATAGTTTTAAAAAAAAAGCAATTAATGATTATTTATTACAAGATATAGCTAAAATTGTATTAACTAAGATTCAAGAAATTTTCAATGATAACAAAGATATTTTTACAAATGTAAAACAGATATTAATTGAACTTCAACCCAAAATAAATCAAAAAATGAAATTTACATCACATATTATATATGGTAAACTAGTCGAATTGTATAAAGAAACAGACACAACTATTCGTTTTGTAAGAGCATCTCAAAAATTACGTGCCTATACTGGACCTGAAATAGAATGTATATTAAAGGGAAGTTATGCTAAGAGAAAATGGCTATCAATTCAATATACTAAATGGTTTTTAGAAAATAAATTTTCAAATGAACAAAAAGAAAAATGGTTACCATTTTTTGAATCTAAAACTATAAAAGCAGATTTAGGTGATGTTAATCTCATGGCTATTAATGCCTTGCACGGGATCCCCAAAAAACAAAAGTTCCAAAAAAATGGCAAGTGTATCAAATAAGTTTTTTACATTGTACACTTTGTACATTTTATATACTATATATATTTAAAACGTATTTGTTGAATTTTTTTTAATTGTTTAATATATATGTCTTATTTATTAAATATAAAATTATTTAACAATGTATTTAAAAACGATTGGGGCCTTGATGAACCAAACGGAAATTTAGGATATAAGGAGTGGGTTTATATAAATGATGTTGCTGTTGGTGAATCTTACGAGTTTGGTTATAAAGAAATGTCAAGTTCTGATTCAAGTTCTGATTCAAGTTCTGATTCAAGTTCTGATTCAAGTTCTGATTCAAGTTCTGATTCAAGTTCTGATTCAAGTTCTGATTCAAGTTCTGATTCAAGTTCTGAT